AAGATACTTCGCAGCTTTTCTTATATCTCCTCAAATTCTTTTTTTAATTCGTTATACCTTTTCATTCTGTTTTCTGATAACAATTTCAAATCTTCAGCACTTAAAGAAAAGAGATAATATCCGTCAGATTCTACAATAATACAATGCGATTGCTTTTTTAACTCCCTATTTACTTTAGGTTTTATTGAGCATAAATACCTACCACGAAAATTTTTTAACAACATATTGCTTTCATTTTTCAGACGCCACATTTCTTCTTTAATTTCGTTTGCTCTTTTATATTTTTCTTCAAGCATTTTCATTCAACTCCTTTGACCTCTCACTAACACCTTTTTATTTTATATCCGTCAAGTACGCTCTTTTTGTATTTGCCATTCAAATAATCAGCCAAAGTCTGATAGCTGCAATTAAGATACTTCGCAGCTTTTCTTATACTTCCAAATTTGTTCTCATTTCCGTTTTCATCAATAACAACAACTCCTTGCGCTTTTGACATAGCGCCGGTTATTTTAGCAACCTGATTTTTAGAAACCACAATTAAATTTTCCGTGCAGTTATTTTTGTAGTTTCCGTCTTTGTTAAAAACATTGCTTACATTTGGCCCTTTATATGCAGGAATGAACGCTTGCGCTATTAGATTCTTTACATAATGTTCTTGACCTAATATTCTCACTGTTAACGGTCCATTCTTTTTACCATGTTGACGATAACCCTTTAGCTTGCGTTCAACAAAACTTTTTTTCGAAACACTCATTATGTAGCCTTGATTACTTGCATAATACTTACGCCGGTTGCTTTCACCGATAAATTCAAACTTTTCAATATTCGCATCACCCATAAAATCACCTTACCCTGCTGCTATGTGAATTTTTAATCAACTATTCTAACTCAACCTTTTCATAAGTACCGGTGCCGTGTGATATTGAAGATAGAACCGTATTTTTTGTTGCACCGACTATTCGTGCAAGCTCACCTGCGGAATCGGCAATGGCAATAGGTAATCTGTATTTATCATTTGTCACTTTTATATAACAATAATTTCTTTTTATACTCATTATTCAACTTCTTCAAATTCTGTATTTTCGTTTACTTGCGCCGGAGCCTGTCCTTTTTCGCCGCAAAAGCTGACTTGATTAGCAATCACTTTTACGCTTTTTCTGTTTTCGCCTGTGTTCGCAACATAATTATCTGTTTGCAGTCTGCCCTCAATTGCAATCATTGAGCCTTTGTGAAAATACCTTTTCAAAAACTCGGCAGTCTGCCGCCAAGCAGTACAATCTATAAAGTCACAAGCACGGTTGTCCTTAGAATAACCTCGGTCAACCGCAATTTGAAAGTTTATAAAAGACGTGCCCTCATTTGTAGCCTTTAGCTCCGGTTCGTAAGTAAGCCGCCCCATTAAAACAACACTATTTATCATCTTCGCTCCTCTTAGGTACTTCAATACACATTCCTTCTGAGCCCATTAAGCTCTTTAAAACACAATAATTTATCTTCTGCTTCGGGTATTTCTTTATTATGCCTTTTATTATTTCCGTAACTTGTTCAAGTGCAAAAAGAATAAAACTTGTTTCGACAGGTGAACTCGGTGTTATTACTGATAGAATATTATCAACTTCAAGCTGAGCAATTTTTAAGTAATTTTCCTTACTTTTCTTTTCGTCCGTCATTCCTTCCATAAGAAGCTGCTTTACTTTTTCAATTCTTTCCTCTGATGTCATAATGTTTTTCCCTTTATATATTTTTTCTCTGAGCCTAAAACAATTTCGCTGATACTCGGCTCAAGCTTTCGTGAATTTTTATATTTTTCTGTTTCGTTATAAATGCGGCGATACCTTGCTTCCTGCTCAGGTGTCAAGCAATTACAGTCCTGATGAAATTCGCCGAAAGCGTCCCAATGCAGGCTATGTAATTCCAACTTGACTTCGCTTATCGCTGGCGGAAAAGGTTTGTTGCTTATAAGCCTGTTAATTGCCATTAACATAATATCTACCGGCACGCTTTCAAATTGCATAGTCCAAATTGAAATCGTCCCCATTGCTTCTTCCTTAGTCATTCCTTTGTAAGAGTTTGGATATGCTGCCTTTAGCAATGCCAAAACCTTAGTCGTTTCGTCACGTGTCATTTTAACGCCGCCCTATCATTTGCAAGCGAAAGGAATATGTTGTTGCCGCTCTGCTCCGCGCTTTCTGCCTGATACTCGTTCAGGTACTCGCCGAAGCGTGTACCAAAAAGCGTTGACGGCCGTAAGTATAAGCTCATTTTCGGGTCGTTGCCCCAGCTTTTGAATTTCTTATCAATTACCGTCTTGAAATCCTCAACCGTGTAGCCCTCATTCATTCTTGCCCTGATTAACTCTTTCATTTTCTTACCGTTTGGCTTATAGTGCGCACCGATTTTATCGTTGAGATATTCAACAATAACCTTGATATCGTCGGTGCTCATATTCCCGGCGCTCTTGTCTGCCTGCTGCCATTCGACTTCCGGCAATTCATATACTTCTTTTTCAACGACGGCTATCTTGCCTTCGCATTCATATGTAATTTTAAGTTTATGCTTTGCTTTTCGCTTGTAAATTTCACAGTCAACAACTGCCCTTGTCACATCATCAAGCGTTATTTGAGTGAAATCAGCTTCGCACTTGTCAAAGCTTCCGTTTGCACAGCTTTCGCATATTTCATTTGTATAAACTTCCATATTTTTTCAACTCCTATTGATTTTTTATAAGAGTTGTGATAACATAATGGTGTCAATTGGGTTATCACAACTCATTTAATGCTGTGTAATATGTATTCCCACTCGGCATTATCGGAGAATATATATCGGCATTTTCGTTCAAAGCCATTCCGCTTGCGGAGTGGCTTTTTCTTTTTCTTGTTTTTAATAGCCACTTTGCATATCGTTAAATATATTACAAATAATGCAAGCGATATTGCCGGTAACTTAAACATTTTTTCACTTCCCTTCATTTATATTTAAAGTTTTTTGAATTCTTCCGGATGATTTGAAAAATATAAGCTCATTGCGCTTTCAAGTCTTTTTTTCACATTTTGCCTTAATTTTTCAACTTCATCACTCGTTAATTCCTCAAATGGCTTTATACTTTTGTCTTCCATAATTACATTAACCGTTGCAGTTAATGGTTTTCTTGCCATTTCATCACCTCAATTTAAAATATGATGAACCTTTTTGTCCGTATCACTAACGCTTAATCAAAACAGCAGAGCTAACTATCGCAATTAAAAAATCAAAAGAGGAGTATAAGACGATTTATTTCAAAAAAATTGTTGATAGCTTCTCGGCTGCATTCAGTGAACGGTAAGGGGATATTTCAGCCTGCACCCTGCTGCCTTGATTAAGCGTTAGTGAATATTGCGTTTCCGTAAGTTTTTAAGCAAAAAAAATTGAATCAACTTCAGTTGCCGATAAATTAAATAAAGCTTTAATCATTTTTATTTCATTTCGATTAAATTCCGTTTCACCTTTCATTTTACGAGTAACAGAGGATTCACTTATTCCTAATTTATCTGCAAGTACAGTTTGATTCATTTCATTCTCGGCCATTATTCCTTTTAAACGATTTGATTTAAACATAATAAATGCTTCCTTTCTTGCGTTTCCGTAAGTACAATATATCACTTACTTATCCGTAAGTCAATACTTTTTTGCAATTTTCTTTCTTATTTGCAAGTTTTTATTGCTTTTTTGCAATTTCTTATATATAATTATATTATTATTAAAGAAAAGAGGGATAAAATGGCAACAAAAGATATTTTAAAATCCAGAAGAAAAGAACTTAATTTAAGTCAAAAAGACATTGCAAATTATGTTGGAGTAAGTGAGGCCACCGTATCTCGTTGGGAATCAGGAAACATTGCTAATATGGGAAGAGATAAAATAGCACTTCTTTCTCAAATCCTCAGGATTTCGCCAAGTGTAATTGCCGGTTATAATGATACTGACGAGGAAACATTCGCATTAACAAATATTGAAAAAGCGTTAGTAACAGCTTATCGCAACAAGCCTGAAATGCAAGAAGCAGTTAACACTCTTCTCGGAATTAGCAATAATTCACAAAGAGCAGTCGAATATCCTATGGCTGCACGTACTAATGCTAAAAAAATAAAACTCTCAGCGCAGGAAGTTGAGAGCTTGAAAAAAGCTAAAGAATATAATGAGGATATATAGTTTATTATAATAACCAATATTTACCTGTATAATTCATTACTGCAAACATTTAAAATGTTTGTGGTGATAAAAAATGATAAATTATGGAAAATACAAATACGTACGCAACGCTTCATGGCAAGTCCTTTTAGATTATAACGTAAGTCGGTTGCCGGTAAAAATAACCGATATCGCAAAACAAGCCGATATTAAAGTTGTAAAAAATAGTGATTGTCATCTCCTCAAGGATAATCAAATAGGGTTAAGCATACTTATAGACCACAAATGGTATATCGTTTTCGACGATAATATGTCATCAGAAAGAGCACGATTTACTATTGCACACGAACTCGGTCATATTTTCTTAGGCCACATATCCTTGCTTAACAGAAGCAATAGCGAAAATGAATATAAAGAAAAACCTGAAGAAGAAACACAAGCTGATATGTTTGCCGCTCGGCTGCTTGCACCGGCTTGTGTCCTTTGGGGGCTTCACTTACATAGCGCAAATGACATTTCGCAGATATGCAACATTTCTTATCAAGCCGCTACATACAGAGCGCAACGTATGGAATTACTTTATAAGCGAAATAAGTTTTTAACAAGCCAATTAGAAAGAAAAGTTTATTCAAACTTTGAGGATTTTATAAATCAATACAATAAGGTGATAAAATGAACGAGGAGTACAATTTAACAATACAAGAATTTCTTTATAAAAAGTCCGGAGCGGACCATTTCGTTTATATTGATGAAAATGACTTTGAAGAAATTAAGGATGAAATGTTCTTATCAAAAGACGAACCCGGCAATTATTATTTAGAAGTAAACACTGACAGGTATTTTAAAAATTATGCAGCTTACTGCATTATTGACAGCAAAGGAAAAGGTGCAGGAAACATTTTTCGTGCCGACATGAAACCTATAATAAATATCAATCAAGGTGAAAAATTATATTTATACAACTGCCGTGCATTTACAGAACCGACAAAAAAATTAAGCAGTAACGCAAGAGAACTACTCGGTATAATTCTTTCAGTAATAATTCTATTATGTGCATTATTTGCACTCAAACCGTTATTCGAAAAACCTCGTATTTTTCTCGCAGGTCCTATTGCTTTGATAGGAATTTATCAAATAGCAAAATGGTTAATTCCCAAGTTCACTGATAAAATATCACTTAAAAATGATGATTATCAAAAAGCGCTTTATGTATCATATACTATCGGTCAAAACGACAAAGAATTAGAAATCAATGTTTATAATAAGCGTAACAGATACTATAAAGGACAACTTAAAATAAAAGAAATTTGTTCACAAAAAGCAAAAGAGTTATCTGATATTATTTTGAACATTAAGCAAAAAGAAACAGACTTATCTAATTCACTAAAAAAATATTTATTTGATACCTGCTCAAACCTTACTCCTATCGAATATTTTAATATTAAGAGTCAAATTGATAATTTGAAAGAAATCTTTCCTGAAGAATATTATAAATTTATTTTTCAATATGAAGATTTAAAAGATATTGCGAAGATGCCTAACGACCAAATTATTTTTAATGATGAGCCTTATATAAAATTTGAAAATCGGTTTGTGAGGCATTTCACACCGACTGAATACATAGCTACTCAACACATCCAATTACTTTACAACATAAAATTAAGAATAAATGATAACTATGGCTTATTAGACGAAAATAATTCTTTTTATACAAATCTCGATAAGGTTACCGACTGCAGCAGTATTTTTTGCCATTCTCGTCAAATTTTCTTACAATCAATCAATCAAAATATCGACTATCTTTCACCAGAACCATTCGCAGATTTTCCTATTCATCTTGAACCATATGTCAACCGTGACGGAAAAGATGTATTCCTTGCAATTTTAACACGCACTGATGAAGATTTAGGCGAGATTAACGCTCAAAAAAGTGAACTTATTTATAATAACTCCGACCATAAAATCACAGCTAAAATTGTAGAAATCACCGGTGGCGAACTACCTAAAAAGTATTATGGCTGTAATATAAAAGTTACAATAGAATAAAGAAGGTGATTAAATGAAATATGCCGCAGCATACATCAGAGTATCTGATGACCGGCAGGATGAATACTCCCCGGACAGTCAGCTTAAACTTATTCGGCAATATGCAAAAAACAATGATTATATAGTGCCTGATGAATATGTTTTTTATGACGACGGCATATCCGGCAGAAGTGTAAAAAAGCGTAAGGCTTTTAACAGCATGATAGGCTACGCAAAATCGAAAGAACATCCGTTTGATGCAATCCTCGTTTGGAAATTTAGTCGTTTTGCGCGTAATCAGGAAGAAAGTATCGTTTATAAGTCAATGCTACGCAAAATCAATGTGGCTGTTATATCCGTCAGCGAAACAATAGACGATTCGCCTTTTGCTCCTCTAATCGAAAGAATAATCGAGTTTATGGATGAATACTATTCAACACGACTATCACAGGAAGTCACACGAGGAATGACTGAAAAAGCCAGCCGTGGCGAAGCAATGAGTGCTGCTCCGTTCGGCTATGATTCGCAGGGAAAATCATTTATTCCAAATGATGATGCAAAAATCGTCAATTATATTTATGATTCATATTTATCCGGCAAAGGCTACCGTGCAATAGCGCAGGAATTAGGCACAATGGGAATCAGAACAAAGCGTGGAAACATTCCGGATAATCGTTTTGTTGAATATATTTTACAAAATCCGGTTTACATCGGAAAAATTCGTTGGTCACCGGAGTGTAAAGGCTCAAAATCGCGATATAAAGGTGATAACAGCAGCGTTATGATTGTTGACGGAAAGCACGAAGCTATTATTGATACCGCAAAATTTGAACAAGTGCAGGATATGATTGCGGACCAGAAAAAGCGCTACGGTAAATATCAGCGCAGAGAACAGCCGGTTCAATTCATGCTAAAAGGTTTAGTACGCTGTGGAAATTGTGGCGCAACACTCGTATATGTCGGCACTAAATACCCGGCAATGCAATGCCACCAATACGCAAGAGGTGTATGCAAGGTATCTCACAGCCTTTCAATTTCCAAGGCGAACAGAGTTGTTATAGATAAGATTGAGGAAACACTTAAAACATTAGATTTTAATATCATTTATAAAACGCAAAACAATCCGCAAGAGAATATCGACTACGATAAACTTATCAAGCAGGAAAAAGAGAAAATCCGCCGAGCAAGTGAAGCTTACGACGCAGGATTTGATACACTTGAAGAATACGGAATCAAAAAGCGCACTTATCAATCACGAATCAGTGAATATGAAAGTGCTAAAATTCAACAACCTAAAAAGAAAAATGACACTATTCCTAATGAATTTTTAGAAAAGTGTCAAAATGTACTTAAAATTATAAAATCACCGGAAGCAGACGAAGCAGCCAAAAACGAAGCACTCCGCACAATAATAGACCATATAACATACGAAAAAGAGGATAACAACCTCGCTATTTATTTTTATCTCTAATCTATATCTAAAAGCAATATGGTGGACCTCAGGGTGAATTAGGCGCTTCACTTCGCTATCTTTCACAGCGCTATTCAATGCCGTATCCGGAGCTTAAAGGTTTATTGACGGACATCGGTGTGGAAGAATTAGGGCATCTTGAAATGATAGGCACTATGGTGCATCAGCTCACCCGCAATTTAACCGAAGACGAAATTGAAAAAAATCCTAATTTTATGGCATATTTTGTTGACCACACAGCGGGTGTTTACCCGACTGCCGCAAGCGGTTCACCGTGGAATGCCGCATCAATTGCATCAACCGGTGACACAATCGGCGACCTAAATGAAAATTTGGCGGCAGAGCAAAAAGCAAGGGTAACATATGATAACATTTTGCGCCTTGTTGATGACCCTGATATTATTGAACCTATTAAATTTCTGCGTGAAAGAGAAATTGTGCATTACCAGCGTTTCGGTGAAGGCTTAAGGCTTGTTACGGATAAACTTGACAGTAAAAACTACTATGCATTCAATCCTTCTTTTGATAAATGATAAAAAACAAAAAGGCAACGAATAGAATTCGTTGCCTCAGACTGTCGATAAAGTGGCTAAA